TTGCCGCTCAGCCTTCCGATGGCTTAAGATCTAAGGGTCTGCACCCCACCTATGGAGCCAAGCCTCTCCACTGAACTGGCGATAAGGGCCTTTGACGCTGACGCCGCGCTGTCCGCAGCGTTGGCCGAGTTTCAGAAGGGCCCGCACGAAGATTCAATCATTGCCGATGTCCGCCGCGCCAGCGAGCACGGCCTTGCCTGGTTTTCTCGGCCATCGGAGCCCGGTTTTTTTGAGGTCGTGCTCCGTCACAAAGCCGGGGCCGAGATTAGCGCCGACGGCGAATCGATCACGGCCACGCTGGCGGGCCTGCTTGGGCACCCGCTGGCGCACGATGCTGCGTTTCTGCCTACCGCTGAACCTTTGGCTGTTGATGCTCAGGCTTCCGAGCCTGACAACATATGCAATTCGCGCATAACTGCAGCGCCAGCGCCTCAGCTTGCTGCCGTCCCCGCCCCCTCACCCGCCCAGGCCGCCGCCGAATCTCTGGCCGCTGCCACTGGTGGCGCGGTCGTGGCTGAGGTGGTGGCCGATCCCGGGCCCGATGCAACCCAGCTGCTCACCAATGAGCAGAAGGCGGTTTGCGTAGGGATGATCAAGGCGTTGTCGGCGGACCAGCGCAATAAGTTCACGATCAGTTTCCGCGACGCTTTCCGCGTGCCCCGGGAAGCCAGGACCATTGCCCCGTTGATCACCGAGGTTCGGCACATGGAGTTCTGTGATCGCTGGAGCATCGAAGCCACCGGAGGCGTGGCCCCATGAACCCGCTTCATTCCCGCAACCGCCTGACCGGCGCCATCGACCTGCTGCAACTTGAATCCGATGCCCACCAGTCCGAGCTACTGCGACTCCAACACCAGGTCGGCTCCCGGGCCCGCCCCGATCTGGTCGGCCCCCTGCTTCACCACTCCCGATCCATCGACACCCTCGAACGCCACCTGCGAGAGCTCCAAGAGCTCCTCGATCACCCGCCACGTGTGGGTGGTGCAGCACCGCAACGGGTGGTGGCTGGACCCTCAGGGGATCTGGACCGACCGGCTGGAGTGGGCATGGTGGCTGCTTGATCCCCACGTGGCCGCTGCCCGGGTGCAGCGGCTGGGCATCGACCTGGCCGCTTGCCAGCTGGTGCCTCTGACCCTCACCGCCCACCCGGCCACTCCTTGGCAGTGGCACGCCGATGGATGATCAGGCTCCCGAGTCCAAGCCCCGGCGCCGCTCACTGCCGGCCCCTGATGGCCTGACGGTCAACTACGGCCGGCGGGTCTATGGCAAGGCCCAGAAGCGGGCGGAGGCCACCGTGACCGTCATGGTCACTCTCCGATCTGACAGCGCGGCCGCAGTTCTCAGGCTGGCCAAAAAGCACCACCTCAGCCGGGCCGGTGCGGCCCACCACCTGATCCGCCTTGGTGCGGGTCTCAAGCCTTTACCCCCTCTGGATTGAATCTCATGGCTATTGAAATCAACGATTCTGGCAACTACGTCAGCTATCCCATCGTCAAGCATCAGCGCATTGGCGAGTCTTGCAAGCTCGCCGTGATCCGCTGGGAGCAGCGTGATCGACTCCGCAAGGATCCCGGCACACAGCAAATGGTCAAGATCCCGAACGGCGTTGATCGCAGCGGGCGCCCCAAGTTCAAGCAAGAGCTGGTGATCCAAGCCGTCGCCATCTCTGGCGACATGGTGGCCGCCATTGGCGATAGCTCAGGCGTGCCGGCCCCTGGTGATCGGGTTCGCGTGATCCTGAAGGCCAAGGGTTTCGGTGATTGGATTGAAGCCCGCAAGAGCCACCGCGGAGGGAGGTTCAATGTCGGCGACGTGCTGCTGATGAGCACCGACAAAGCGCAGCAGTACGACCAGAACGGGACGCCAAAGGGGCCCGAGATCAGGACGCAAGCTGACGCCGACGCGGTGCCCCGCAGCGCCACGCTCGGTTTCTACGGCTCGTTGTCGCTGGTCCCTGGCCAGGAGGCCCGCTGGATTGATGCCGCAGAGGCCGCCTACCGCGACGACGAGAACGCCGAGCGGCAGCGCAACGCCATTCCACTCGGTGGCCCCGCCGACCCCGCCGACGGCGGCCACGACGAGTTCGCCGACGAAGAGCCCCCTTTCTGATGGACAGGCCTACCGCCGGCCCTGCAGTCCTGGCGATCCTGCTGGCCGTGGCCGCCATGGCGTTGGCGCTGATGCACCCCAGCCTCCTGGTGCCTGCCATTGTGCTCGCCGTGGTGGCGACGCTGATCACCCCCTCGCCGCCCTGATCCATGGCCTCCACCGGGGACGACATGATCGCGTATTGGCTGGGGCAGGCCGGCCGGGTTTCGCTTCTCACCGCCGCCGAGGCCATCCACCTCGGCGCTCTGGTGAGGAGGTGGCAGGACTGGGAGCCCAGCCCTGACGAGGCCCCTGCAGCAGTCCGCCGCCGGGGCCTCCGGGCCCGCGACCGGATGGTGTCAGCCAATCTGCGGCTGGTCGTCTCGGTCGCCAAGAAATGCTCCTACCACGACGCGCCCTTAATCGATCGGCTGCAGAGCGGTTCGATTGGGCTGGCGCGAGCGGTTGAAAAGTTTGATCCCAGCAGGGGTTACACCTTCGCCACCTACGCCTATTGGTGGATCCGCCAGGCGATTGACAAAGGGGAGCTGGACGAGAAAACGATCCGACTGCCAGGCCCGGCTCACGCCGCCCTCCGTGGCCGCAGAAATGGGGCCTGCCCCTCTCACCTGCTGGAGGCCGCCCTGTCCGTGGCCAGCCTGCTGTCGCTGGATTCTCCGGTTCCCGGGGACGACCGCGACCTAGGCGAGACGCTCGCCGCGCCGACGCCGGGGCCAGGGTTTGACGCCGAGGAGCTGGACGCCCGGCTGCTGCGCCTGGACCCGATCGAGCTCCGGCTGATCGGCGGTCATTGGGGGCTGGGGGGGCAGCCTCGCACCCTTTCTCAGCTCGCCGCTCAGGAGGCCATCTCTCAACACGAGGTGCGGAAGCTGCTGGCCATGGCGATGGCCAAGATGCGGGGGGAGCCGGTGCCGGTGGTGGCAGTGAGGCGGAAGCCCAGGCCGAGGCCGTTGGATCCGCCGCCGCCGCCTCTGTTGGAGCCATGCCGGCCGGCGGAGGGCCGTCAGCTCAGCCTCACCCTCCCAACCTCAACCCCCGCAGCCACCCCATAACCTCACGGCCCGGCCGCTCCAGCGCCGCCACCTGTGCCTCCAGCTCCAGCAGTCGCCCCATCTGGCGCTTCAGGGCCTGAGCCCCATTCACCTGGGCCGCCAGACTGAGGGTGAGCTGCCGCTCCAGCTCTTCACGCGAGAGCCGCGGCACCGCCCGCCGGGCTGCCTCGAAGTGACAGGCGGCCGATGGGCTGACATCGGGATCGAGCCAAACAGATTCGCCCTCAACCATGACAGCAGCAGCAGCTCAGACTCCACAGTCTGACGAGCCCGTCGAGGCCTACGCGTTGCTCCACCGCGACACCGGCATGGTCTTGTACTCGACCCATGCCACCGCTGCCGCAGTCCACCGGGCAAACCTGCGCCTCGGGGAGTGCGGTGTGCGGCATCGATACGTGGCCGCCAGGCTGCTGCCGCATGGGGAGGTGGAGGCAGGTGGCTAGCTGAACAACCAGGCCCAGCCGGTACCAGCCCCCTCGGCCTCCCATCGCGGGTTGAAATTTTTGTAGCTGTAGCGGCGGCTTCGCCCGCTGGTCCCGCCGCTGCGCAGCCAGCCGCCGTTGATCAGATCGAGCTCGCCGAACGGATCCATCACGCTCCAGGCGTGCGCATCGAACCCGCAGCAGGCCAGCCAGTGGCCGCCGCCGGCCGGAGCGGTGACGGGCCCCCTGTGGAGGTATCCCATCGCCAGGGGCAGGCCGGCCCGGATCTCCGCCTGTGCTTGGGAGGCTGAGCAGTTCTTGACAAACCGCGCCTTGACCCCCAGCTCCGCCAATGCCGCCTCATGCGTGGCCTGGCTGGTGGTGTCCCCGTGGCGGCGGACGACCTTCAGGTAGTCCGTGTCATCTTTGATGCCGCCCACCCCCAGGTAGGACAGGCACATGGCGATCGCGCTGGTCTGGCACTGCCGCCAGCCCTCGGGGCCGTCGCTGACGTTGATCTGGGAGAAGTAGGGGAATCCCGTGAGCGGGTTGGTGGGCCGGGGCGCTGGCGGCTTCGGTGCCGCCGCCGGGCTGCCTGCGGCTCTCCAGTCCGCCGTGAAGGCGCGGCGCTGCTCAGGCGTTAGAGCCTGATCCAGGGCCGAGAACGCAGCCAGCTGATGGGGCTCCATCCTGCCAGCCTTGACGGCGTGCTCGACGGCGGCGCGGACTGAGGCTGTGGTGGGGTTGGTCATGGGGTCATCCAACAGAGAGCAGGGACACGGACACGTCGTAGAGGCCCCCACCCCGTGGGGTCTCTTCGGGCCTGTCGGCGTAGCGCCAGACAAACCCAACCGGCACCACGTCGTAGCGGTTGCTGTGCATGCGCCAGAGATGAGCCGGAATCGTGAACGCCCTCGTCAAGCCGTGGGCGTCGAAATGGCCGGTGATCTGCCGGGCCTTGGTCAGCGACAGGGCCGGGAAGTCCAGGACCATGGGCACGTCCACCGCGACGGTGCCATGCAGGAACCGCGTCTCGTCCCCGTTGTTGAAAATGGCCGTGCTGATTGGATGCGCCCCCAGGTCATAGGAGCGCTCCAGCGGCTCGATGGAGGGGAAGATGTCCATCAGACGGGCGCGGGGAGGGGGAGTGTCCAGGTGCTGGCGTTCCAGGTCATGGTGCTGGAGCTGCTCGCCAGGTCGGTGCCGTGGTCGATGCAGCAGACCAGTTCATCGGCGCTGCTGGCGCCGCCGCGGGCCCGGTAAACAATCAGTTTCCGCGCCGTGATGGTGCTACTGGGCCAGCTGGCCGCCGGGATTGTGAGCGTGAGAGCGTGCGTGGTGGTGTTGAGGCTGGCCGTGAGAGTGAGCGCCACGCCCCCGGTGGTGTAGCCAGTCCCGCTGACCTCGTTGGTGATGCTGCTGCGCTTGCTATGGGCGCCCCGATCCTCGGCATAGGAGCCGGTCACCAGCATGCCCTTGTAGCTGTGCGAGGTGTTGGCAGCCCCGCTGGCCATGTCAGCCAGGAAGGAATCGTAAATAAAGCTGGCCATTCAGCCTCGGGAGTCTGAGAACAGGTTAGGTATCAGGGAATGGACCGGTTGGCGGCGTAAATGTCGAGGTATAAAAGGCGGTTCCTTTCTCAACTCTAAACTCATCGACCCTAGCATTGATCGCAAAACTGCTATTATAGTAATATCCTATTATTAGCTGGTTGCCTGTGAGGTCGATTGAGGTGCTTATGGTTGCGCCTATTTGCGTTCCAGCAATGAAAAACCGCAGACTGCCGTCGCTTCTCGTCACGGCTAAGTGCTGCCATGATCCTGTTGTTGCAGCGCCCATTCGGAAACTGTTCCCGTCTCCTCTATCTAAAAACCACTGGCCTTCATAGATCCCAACAGCTAACCCACTGCTTGGGCTACCAAACGTAAATAAACCGTTATTGCTTGTACCCGAAATAACTTTCACCCAGCACTCAACAGTGAAGTCACCAGTGCCAAACTGCAGAATAGAGCTAGCGTCAGTTTGCAAGTAGTCGCCGGATCCGTCAAGCAAAAGACTGCCACTGCCGTACTTTGGATCTGTTGTACTGATCCGAGCGTTACCGTAGGCAGTAACGGTGATTCCACTGCCTCCGCTGTTGATGAATGTTGTGCTGTCGTTACTGCCATCCATGTGCAGAAGCAGGGAAGCGGACGAGGCACTTCTGCTCCCTGGCGCAAAGGTCGTTGCCGCGGTCACCCATGCAACCGTCGGGCCATAGACAATTCCGCCATCTCTAGTCCCCACTGTGAGCGTTGTGGCCCCAGTTCGCCACGCCTTACCCGACACCACCACCAGCCCCCGCGGCACGCACCTGAACCCACACTGCACCGTGAAACAATCCGGGTGCTGATCGACGACCCGCGGTGGCCCTGCGTAGAGCCAGGCAAACCCGGCCGGGGTGCGATCGGCGGCCAGCGTGGTGGCGCTGAACCCGAACGGATCAAAGCCGCTGCGCTGCCCCCGGTAGTGGCTCAGGATTGCCAGGTAATCGGCCTCTGTGATGTTGACGAAAGCTGGGCTCCAGCGGCCGCCGATCGGTGCTGAGCCATGCCGGATCCTGGACTCGGCGCCGTTCAGGCTTTTGTGCGCCGTGGTGGGCCAGGTTCCGGGGACAATGGGTGCCTCGGATGGGATCAGAGAGGGGAAGGTGTCCATCAGCTCGGGAAAGGCAGAGTTGGTCCGGCTGATCCGTCGTCAAGTTCACAAGAGTATCTATTGGCTGTTATTCCAAAAGTAACCGTAATTGCTTCAGAAAAAACACTAAAAGCTACTACTTGGTGTCTTATGCTGGTAATAGGATCGTGCCAGCTTAAAGTCCAATACTCTCTTTTCGGATTATCGGCTTTCCCCGTGTATGTAAAAGTCGGGAATCCTGATGCTCTAAAGAAGTAGTTAGCGCCGCCGAAAATTCCAAAGACCTGAGTAGCGGTTACATAGTAGCCGCTCACCATGGCATAGCCATTGGGGCACAGCGCCGTGCCGCCGGCTGAGTTGGTGCCATCCGTGGGAGGAACCAGGCCGCCGCCATTGGCAACCCGGCCGCCGGTGGTTGGTGTCGGCGGGCCAGTGCCAGGGGTTGGCGCCGGTGGCGAGTCTGTGGGTGCGCCGCTGCCGCCGTATGGATCAGCACCTGGCATCACACCTCCGCCCCCGCCGCTGCTGCCGCCGGCGCTGCTGGCGCTGAACGGTGTCCCGCTGGTCGTCTTTGCCGGCACGCTGGTGTCGGCCGCTGCTCCGGGGAGGTCACAGCTGCTGCCGGTTTGATTGCTGGGGAGGATCGTGCCGGTGCCCACCGCAGCGGCCACCGCCAAGGCGATCAGGCTCTGGCCGCTTGAGTTGACCGGGAAGTGGCTGAGGCTCAACGTCTCGTCACCGGCGATGTTGTGGCCAATCGATTCCACCACGTAGAAATAACTAATCACGCTTGCAGGCTCCCTAGAGGTAATCACCTGCAGGTAGACCTGAACAATGTCGCCCTCGACAATCTGGCCGGTCTGGTTGCCGGGCTTCAACACCACCGAGGCGGTGTGGGTTGAGAGGGTGCGACGGGTGAATTTATAGGCGCCAACCTTGGCCGGATGGTTTTCGCTGGTGGCGAACTGGCTCAGGTCGTGCTGCTCGGGTGGCCCTGGTGCATTGGGATCGCCGACGATCAGCGTCCGCACGATCGGCGCATCGGTGTCGTCATGCTGCTGTCGCCAGAGCATCGCCAGCGGAGTGGGCCTGCTGCTGGCCGCATCGCTGAACTCAATCTGATAGGTCTCGGGTTTGATCGCCGCCTCGGTCAGGACCCATGCGGGGGCGATCGCCGCGGTGTTGATCGTGCCGTCGCTGTTGGTGGGCACCAGCGGCCGCAGCCCGAACCGCCCGGCGATCTTGGTCTCACGCAACAGGAACTGCGGCAGGATTCCAATCAGCCAATCCCCCAGGTTGGTCGAGCCGCTGAACTCGCCGTTGCACCAGAGCCCGTTGGCCTCGGTGAACCTGGCAGCCGCGATGAGGCTGGGGAAATCGATCATTGCATCGGGCACCTGGCCGCTGCGCTGCAGGGCCCAGAGCACCAGGTCGGCAATGTTGTCGGAGCTGGCCACTGTGGAGTCGAGCAGCCGCCCGCGCTCCACGATCGTGCCGCCGCGCAGGAAGATGTTCCAGCCCAGGCGCCAATCATCAGACCCGCCGGTGAACGCGGCCCCGGCCTCGAAGGTGCTCAGGCCTTGGTAGTTGCCGCCGCCGCCGGTGTAGGTGGGGAAGGTTGGAACGGAGTAGCCGGTCTGCGCAGTGGCGAAGTTGCCGGGGGCCCAGGATCCGGCCCTCTGGGAATGATTCTGGGAGAAGGTGCCGATCCGGCATTCGCCCAGCCTCACGTCCCGGCGCTGAATATCGGGGAGCCGACCATCACAGATCACCATGTGATAGCGGCTGGTGACCGTGGTGGAGGTGTTCTCGAACCTCGCCTCCGTCGCCCGGGGGAACACCAAAACGCCGCCGACGTTACCGCGGCGCCGGCCCCAGATCACCGGGATCGGCTCGCCAACGACCATGGCCGCCTGAGGCACCTGCAGCGGCGAGTTACCGGCGGCGGCGGCGGCGGCGGCCGGCGGCGGGAGGTTGCCGGATTGGGCGGCGGCGGCAGGGGCGAAAGTCGCCGCGACAGCGACGCTGGCGCGAGCTGCTGGCGGCCGAGCCGCTCCGCTGACGGGTGCCACCGCTGGAGCTGACGTTGGCCGAGCCTCGAGCACACGTCGCGCCTTGGGGTCCCACGCCTGAGAGGCGTCGGGATAGCGCATCCTGCTCGCGTCTGGATACTTCATAACCGGCAGGGCACCCCAATCAGCGCCGTGATAGCCGTCACCGGCGGGAACTGCGCTCCCAGTGGCGAGAGAGCAGATCCCAGCTTCCAGGTGATCTGCGTCAGGCTGCCGCCGGCCCCGATCACCTGGCCAACGCAGCTGGCCGCCAGGACATAGCCGCTGGCTGGTGGAGTGGAGCTCAGCTCTTCATCCCATTGGATCACCCGCAGTGTGGCCACCCAGGCGCCCGCCCTAGCCCGCTCGGTCAGCTGAAAAACCGACGGCACCGCCGGCAGGGTGATGCTGGCCTGATCGCCCACGGCTTGGCCTGAGGTGATGCCTGCCCAATCCAGCTGCTGATAGGTCCAGGCTTGGGAATCCCAGCTCACGATCTGATCGATCGCATAGGACTGCCACCGGGCGAAGGTGGTGCCGAACCCGTCGCCCAGCTCCAGGAATGCAGCTTGCGCGGTGCTCACGGTCAGGCACCCCGCAGTGCCATGCGCCCGGCAGGCGTGCCGAGCTGGCCCAGGATCCCGGAGGCCAGAGCCTGCATGCCGGCCTGGAAATCCGCCATGCTCACGGTGTCTGTGCCATCGGGCAGCCGGTAGACCGGGCCGGTCTGGATCGGGATGCTGATGCTGGTGGGGGTGGAGCTCCCCCCGCCGGCCCGGGCCCTCGTGTGGTCGATCACCGTTTCGCGGGGGTGAAGCATTGCCATAAATCCGCCCTTGCCGTCGAGGCCGCCGGAGCGCGGGGCGTTGCCGGTGTAGCCGCCGCCGGTGAACGCTGGCACCAATTCGCTTACGCTGCCGCCGGACGCCGTCCTGGTCGTCCGGTACTGCTGGCCGCTCACGGACCCGCCGGCTGGGTTGGTGTTGCTCAGGTATGTGCCACCAATGGCCTGCACTTGCCTGTTGGCGTCGCGGGCCTGGATCTCGGCCGATTGCGCAGCTGCTCGGGTTTGGAATACCAGGAGGTTGTACTGAGCATCGGCTGCGCGCATTTTCTCGTCTGCAATCTTGCCGGCGTTGATAAACTCTCGATCGGCGGCATTGGCCGCTTGCTTTGCAATAGCCAAGCCCCTTTCCATCTCGGCTATCCGCCTGACCTCCGCATCAGTGCCCTGACTCATAGCCCTGGCAGTTGCCAGCGCCGCATCAGCCTTCCGTAGCTCCGCCCATGCTGAACGGCGTTTCAGGTCGGCGAT